TCAGAGACGACATTTGTTCTATAACATTGTTGCAAATGACCAAGGTCAAATACTAGATTCAGACGGAAATCCTATTGTAATATCTTCGACTACATTAAGTGAAGTTGCAGATACATCTATATCAGAGAACTATGAATCAATAGGAAATACTTTTGAAACACCAGTTATCATTGCAATAGAAGTAATCAATGGTGTATCCGATAGTTATATAAGATTCTTATCGGGTAATGGACATCTTGCTTACACTATAAGAGGAGACATGAGATTCGTTCAAAATGTTGTTCCTACAGAATCTGATTTTGAAATACGAATGAATAATACAAACAACACATACTATGATTATGACCTACTTGGTCTTATGTCATATAGAGATGTGTATACCATACAGAACATTTACAACGAACTTAGTCAACTATCCACTGTAATGTCAAGTTATGATACACTTACATACTTATTGTATAGTGGGGACTTAATTCAATACAATGAAAATAACCATGCATATACCAATGGCCCTTCAACAAGGGAAACATGTGAGGTTTTCCAAGGTGCATCAGTCACAACTTACTATGATACTGAGGGGTATAATATTTGTTCTAATAATATGCAATAAATAGATATACATTATGAAGAAGAACCTCAAGTCTAGTGACGTAATCAGTGCTTTAACTGATAAAATACAGTTGAAGAAAGACTTACGCATAGCAAAAAAACAAGACGATTCCAAAAAAACTGCTCAAATTTCTAAACAGATTGCAAAAATCGATAAGAAACTCCACTCGATACCATTGAAAAAATCCTAAATAAAGGTATACATTTAGGAGATACTCATGGCATGGGCAGATGAAATAGCAGGTCACAATGAACTTATTGCTGATATGCAAAGACAAAAAGACTGGATTAGTGGTGTAAGCCGTACATGGTTTGTCGGAGAGACAACAGAACCAATAGAAAGAACAGCAGATGGTGCTGTCGGATATTGTAATGCATGGAGAACTGCAAACCCTTCAGCAACAGCAGAAAGTGACCCAGCAGGATACGAACTTTGGGATTACTGGATTAATGGTCAGATGGGTAGTGGTTCTGAGTCTAAAACCAAAGACGAAGTTGTAGTTGAATTAACCAACGGAATAGCATCTATTACTGCAGATAGAGATGCTTTACAGGCAAAAATAGACAACGGAGACGTTGACGCAGGTTAACACACCTTTTCAATTCTTATAAATAGTAGATACAGAGAGAGTATTTACTATGGCAGTCAAAAACCTACATTTAGAACATCTAGAAGACGAAATCATTAATAATGGTATCGATGGTGGTCGTGCAGCCATAAACTTCCTACAGGGTCTTAGAGACATGATGAAAGGGAAGTCTAAGAAAGGAGTAAACATGACTGTTAAGTGGGACGGAGCTCCTGCTATCTTTTGTGGAAAACATCCCGAGACTGGTCAATTCTTTGTTGCAAAGAAGTCCCTATTCAATAAAGAACCTAAGTTCTATACATCCGAACAACAAATTAAAGATGCACCCGAATTGGGTGGTGCATTAGAGTCTAAGTTCTTAGATTCATTCAAGTACTTGTCTGCACTATCATTTTCTGATGTCTTACAGGGTGACTTAATGTTCACTGATGATAAGAAGATGCAGAAGATGGACAATGGAAACTTCGTCACATTCCAACCAAACACAATCATGTATGCAGTAGATATCGAGTCAGACCTCGGTAAAGAGATTGCAAATGCAAAACTAGGAATAGTATTCCACACTACTTACACTGGTGATTCAATAGAAAATCTAAGTGCATCATTCGGTGCAAACACATCTAAGTTAGGACATAGTAAAGATGTATGGGTAGATGATGCATCATATAAAGATGTCAGTGGTAAAGGTTCAATGACTGCAAAGGAAACACTTAAGTTAACACAAACACTTTCCATGACAGGTAAACAGTTCCATCAAATCAAAAGACCAACACTACAGAAGTTCATGAAGGTACAAGAGACTATTGCAAAGAAAGGTGCTGGTGCAACTTACAAGACCTACTGTAATACACTAATACGACAAGGAAAGTTTAACCCAACATACGCAGGTTATATGAAACACTTTGAGAACTATTGGAGAGACAAGGTAGTTGCAAAGGTTAAGATGGAAAAGACTAAACAAATTAAGAAGGAAATCGGAGAACAACTTTATAATGAACTCAGAAGTATGAAGAAGTTCATAGAGGCACTTACATCATTTATGCTACACTTAGTGGTAGCAAAACAACTTATTATCGTTGCATTAAATAGAGTGAAATCAATAGGTACTTTCGTAAAGACCTCAACAGGATTTCAAACAGTCAACCCTGAAGGTTATGTTGCAATTGATAATGATGGTAAGGCAGTCAAGTTGGTAGACCGAATGGAATTCTCACTAAATAACTTTACAGTTGCAAAGGATTGGGACAAATAATAATGAAAACATTCAACGGATTTATAACAGAAGCAAAGAAACCTAAAGGTGCAGTGTTTACCTTTGGTCGTTTCAATCCACCTACAACAGGACATGCAAAGTTAGTTAAACAATTACAAAAAGTTGCAAAAGGATTTGATGTATTACTATTCACTTCACACTCCAATGACCGAAGAAAGAATCCCCTAACACATAAACAAAAGATATCATACCTCAGAAAATTCTTTGGTAAGATTGTTGTCGACTCTACAGTAAGAACTGTATTCGATGTTGCAAATCAATTACAACAACAGAAGTATACTCACGTAAGGATGGTAGTTGGTTCAGATAGAATTAGAGAATTTGAAACACTACTAAACAAATACAACGGAGTGAAAGCACGTCATGGTTTCTATAAGTTTGAAAGTATAGAAGTCGTATCAGCAGGGGAAAGAGACCCCGATGCAGATGATGTCAGTGGAATGAGTGCATCAAAACTTCGTGCATATGCAGAACAAGGAGACTTTGATAACTTTAAAGTTGGAGTCCCGTCAAAGAATGCATCAGATATTCAGAGACTATACAAAGACATTCGTAAAGGAATGGGTATCATGGAGTCAACACTACCCGACTATATGAATGAAGATTTAATTACAGAGGGTGTTTATGACCCAGGCATCTTCAAAGCAGTTTTCCTAATGGGTGGGCCAGGAAGTGGTAAGTCAACAGTAGTAAATAAACTATCCCTTAAGGCAATGGGTCTTAAGTTGGTAAACACTGATAAAGCATTTGAAAATGGATTAAAGAAAGCAGGACTTGGTCTTGATTTAAGAAACATGGATGCAAAGGACAGAGACCCTATCCGTGCAAGAGCAAAGACTATTACTGCAAAGAATATGTCTGCATACATAAGAGGTCGTTTAGGAATGGTATTCGACACTACTAGTGCAAAGGCAGGTAAGATTGCAAAATATAAGAAACAGTTAGATGCACTAGGATATGAATACAAAATGATATATGTAAGTGCATCATTAGATAATGCACAAGCAAGAAACGAAAAACGTGCAAGAAAACTACCACCTGAGATTGTAAAACAAGATTGGGATGCAGCTCAAAAGAATGCACAACAATTTAAAAAAATGTTTGGTAAAGAATTCCTTGAGATTACAAATGATGACGATTTAAAATCTTTAGAAAGTAAAACAACAAAAATTTCAGGTAAACTTATATCATGGAGTTCTAAGTTTCCTAACAATAAACTTGCAACAAACTGGAAAGATTCAGAATTGCAGAAGAAAAAGAGATAAATAGTAGTATGATGACTTTTAGACAACTATTTGAACGGGACTATAAGAAGGAGTATGAAAACTACCATTCTAAACCCGAACAAAAGAAACGTAGAGCTGCAAGAAATGGTGCAAGACGTATTCTAAAAGATAAAGTAGGTATAAAGGGAAAGGATGTACACCATAAAGATAACAACCCTATGAACAATGACAGAACAAACCTATCTATTGTATCAATGAAATACAACAGAAGTGAACCAAGGAAACGAAATGCCTGAAGATTACAAACCAAGTAAACATGAAAGAGGAACAGATGAAGGTCGTAAATGGGCTCAAGAATTCACGCCTGGTCAGTCTGTTGACAGTTTTATTAAAGAAGACATCAAACGACAAAAAGATTTCTCTGCAAAAACATTCAGTCAAGTAGTAGGTAATCCACTAGAAGGTTATCCATATAACGAAGAGATGCAAGTCAATGAAGTTGCACAAGACAAAGATATAGAAGACAAAGAAGGAACACAACCAGCAAAATATCATAAAGGTCTATCAAAATCAACCAAACAAAAAAGAGATGCACACTTCAAAGCAAAGAAGAGTGGTGAGGCACCTGGCGATGCAGATGCAGAAACTAAACCATCTAAACATACTGTAAAAGCAAAACAGATGTTCGGAGAAGACAGTGGTCTTCAGGCAAAAGCAGACAAGTCAGGAATATCAAAAGGTATCTTACAAAAGGTTTACAACAGAGGATTAGCTGCATATAAAACAGGACATAGACCAGGCACTACTGCACCTCAGTGGGCAATGGCACGTGTTAATTCTTTTATCACTAAAGGTAAAGGAACTTGGGGTGGTGCAGACCAAGACCTTGCTAAACAAGCAAAAGGTAAATCTGAAGAAGTAGAAGAAGCATGTTGGAATGGTTATAAACAAGTTGGGATGAAGAAGAAGGGGAACAAGGAAGTTCCAAATTGTGTTCCTGAAGCAAACACTATGGGTAATGTTAAAAAAACATTATCAAAAATTAAAGGGTTATCTTCAGACCAATTAAAAACTTTACTAACAATACCTCAAAGTCAACTTCAAGTCATTGCACAACAGTTATCTTCATTAGTAATGGGTGAAGAGATACATGAGTCTCAAATAGAAAAACACTTACCTCAGTTAGATGAAGTCATGTCAATGCAGACACGTCTAAAGATGAAGAAAGCATTCAGAAAGAACAAACATAAGATTGCAATTGGAAGAAAGAAGGCTGCAAAAAGAATGGTGTTAGACCCTAAGAAGATTGAGAAACGTGCAACTAAAGCTGCAAGAAAGGTATTAGAGAAGAAGTTTCTTAAAGGTGCAGATAAAAACTCACTAGGACATGCTGGTAAAGCTGCACTAGAGAAAAAGATTGAGAAGAAAAAATCAGTAATCGCAAAGATTGCTCGTAAACTAAAGAAAGTTATCCGTAAGAAAGAGGCAATGAAGTTCAAGAAGAACAAAGAAACTTGGGATAAAGCAGGTAAGGACTTAAAGAATAAAAAATAATGAAAACATTTCACCAATTAGCAATCACTGAAACACTAGAGACACTTCAAAAGGAAGGAACTAACCTACTGGACAATCCGTTCAGGTTGGGTTCTGCAATGTACTTTGAGGTAATCAATGAAGCAAAGAAGTTGGTTGCAGAACAAAGATATAGACTAACTGAAGTCGATAGACAAGTTATAGAAACAAACCTAGGAGAATTCGATGTCCATGAAGGAAACTATGTACCACTTGATTGTCCTATGATGGTCGAAGAAGAAGAGAAGGGTGAAGACAAACCAATCGGTAAACCTAAAAAAGGTGGCCCTAAAAAGTTTTATGTGTATGTTAAAGATGGTGATAAGGTTAAGAAAGTCACATTTGGAGATACATCAGGTCTATCAGTTAAATTTAAAGACCCAAGTGCAAGGTCATCTTATGTTGCAAGACATAATTGTGACACTGCAAATGACAAGACAACACCAGGCTATTGGAGTTGCAGACTACCAAGATATGCATCACAACTCGGTTTGAGTGGTGGTGGGTCGTTTTTTTGGTAGACTAAATATCAGTGTAGGAGATTTATTATGAAGAAATTATACCATACTTATGCAATGGATGAAAGATATGCAGAAGTATTCAAGTCAGATTTAGGTTTTGAAGTAGACCTTTACGAAAACAATACATTACTAGAGACTAGAGAAGTCCATGACAAATCAGAAGGATATGCAGAAGATGTTGCAGAAAACTGGGTCGGTGGAATGTTTGACATAGAACCTAAAGAAGGTAGTTTCTATGGGTACAATGAAAAGAATGACAACTACTACCCTGGCTTAGATGACTAAACCATACGAAGAAATTGTAGAACAACACGGAACAGGAACAAAGTTTGTTATAAGAACTTTTGACGAGTCCGTAGATAGTGATGAACTAGTGTGGCATAGGGATAGAGAATCCCGTCAAGTTCATGTATTATCAGGAAAAGGATGGGAATTGCAACATGATGATGCATTACCCATAGAATTAAACATTGGAAAAGACTACTATATTCCTGAAATGACCTACCATAGGTTAATAAAAGGTGAAGATAACTTAGTGGTTAGAATTAAAATTACATAAATAATATCATGAGTTATAAATCAGAGAACTGGCAAGATAAACTAGCAGAAGTTAGGAACAGTATTGTTTCTAAGGAAGGTTCTGTTGAAAAAACTGCAGACGAAATCATCAACGAAGAGATTGAAGCAGAACTTAAATCATTCTTTGCAGAAGAACCTGTAGAACTGGATGAGATTCAACAAAAAGAAGTTGATGCATTAAAGAAATTGTCAAAGGACATGCAAGCAGTTCTAAAAGGTTATCAAAAGATTGCTGGAATGGGTGACAAAGAACTTAAGAACACAAAGTATAATAAAGATTACGAAGCAGTTCTTAAAGCAAGAGATGTCATCTTACAACTGATTGGTAAAGTAAACACTCAAAAGATTTTGAATAAAGAAGAAGTAGTAGTGGTAGAAGAGAAACTTTCACTAGAAAAGACTATTACTAAACTTACAGAAAAAAATATGTTAGGTAGACTTGCAAAGTCAATGGAACTTAACGAAGACAACAAGGATAAACTATTTAACTATTTCGATAAAGGGGAATTAAAACAATGAGTATACAAGATTTAACACTAGGGTTGGTAGAAACTGCAAAGAGAATTGCAGAAGACTCTGCTGCATATAAGAAGTTTTTTAACGATTCACTAAAGAAATTTGGTGTAACATCTCCTGAAGAGTTATCTGCAGAGAAGAAAAAGGAATTCTATAACCACATCGATGCAAACTGGAACTCAGATGATGAGCCTGGTTCAGATGGTAAAAAAGATAAACCTAAAAAAGACGTTGATGAAGGTAAAGGAATGCCACCTTGGTTGAAGAAAGGTAAGAAAGACGACAAAGACTCTGAAGACGAAGACGAAGTCAAAGAAGAAAAAGATGACGAAGACGAAGAAGACGAGGAAGAAGTCGAAGAAGGTCTTAATGCTGGATACAACAATTCTAGTAAAGAAAAGAAAGATAGATTTGATTTAAAGGCATCTGCATGTAAGTCAGAAGAAAAAGAAGATGACGAAGATGAAGATGAGGAAGAAGTAGAAGAAGGTAAATTACCACCTGCTCTTCAGAAAGCAATCGACAAGAAGAAAGGTAAAGACTCTGATGACGAAGACGAAGACGAAGTCAAAGACAAAAATGAGTCAAACACTTTAGATGCAAATCTTTTAGAAAGAGTGTTGAAAGAACTAAACATAGGATAGTCTAATGAATTTATTTGCAGAAGCAAAGAAAGTTTTAGATAAGGACGGGAAGGTAAATCCTCTCGGCCCTTATGGTAAAATGAAACTTACAGGTAGAGAAGTGTCTGCATACTTCCGTAGAAACAAAATAACCGACCCACAAGTTAAAAAGGCAGTAGAAGTTGCACTTGACATGGGTGGTGCAATGGATATTGCTGGTAAAGAAATTCAAAAGTTTTATGGTCGAGAAGTAAGAAATTCAAAAGAAGTTAAAGATGCATTAATGTATGCAAACGAATCCGTGGTTGTAGATGGAGACCAGTTAGAAGAAGAAGTTCTTGCAGAAGGAATGTCTAAACTATTATCACCAGCACAACAGAAAGGTATTCTAAAGAAATGGAATGAACCTGAAGGGTCAACATTTGCAGATAACGTATACAGTAATGCTAAGATAGCAAACAAGAAGGACTTTATTGTTACTTCACATTCAGTTAAAGACGGAGATTACTACTTATCACTTTTAGGTAATGCACCTGAAGGTAAAGAGGACAAGGCTCTAACTAAAGCAAACACAAACATGAATGCAGATATCAGAAAGATATGTAAAAAATGGTCAACTGCAGGAAAAACATCACCTAACCCAGCGGGAATGTGTTATTTAGAAATTGAAAGAGAGTTGTGTGATAAGAAATACAACAAGTTTGCAGCTGCCGATACAATGGTAAGAGAAGTTGTATGGGGTATGGTAGAAGACATCATGGGAATGAAAATTAAAACTGCATAGGAACTATTATGGACGGAAAGAAATTTAACAAATTAGCAAAAGTATCCAAGTCAAGAAAGATGGGTAAAATCATGGTTGATGAAGATGTCATGGGTCAAGACCCATTGAAAGGATATCCTTTTCAGAAGAAATTCTCAGTAGAACAATCATTCAGAAACATGGTAGAGACTTCAAACCTTAACCTATCAGAAGATGATGGTGAAGGTAGTAACAAAAAAAGTCCTAGTCAGATGACTGATAAGCAAAGAAAGGACTTTACAGATTCAGAAAGAAAAAGAAGGCTAAGAACTTACGCAGCAAAGAATGCAAAATCTAAAGAGATGAATGATAAGAAAAGAGCTGCAAGAGTAGCTGCTATGAAAGCAGGTGCAAAGAGAGTTGCAGATAGAAAAGCTGACCTTAAAAAGAAAAACATCCCCGACCCAGCAAATACATCAGAGAGTAATCAGTTTAACACATATAGAAACATGATTGATATGTGGACAGAAGAGGCACAGGATTCACTACAAGAAGAGATGATTACTTACAGAGTTAAAGGAATGCAGAAACCCGAAGAACAAAAATTCATTCGTTCTGCTAAAATGATGGGTCTAAAGATTACTATGGACAAAGGTAGTAAAGATACAGTAATCGTTATGAGTGGAACTAAAAAGAAACTCAGAGACTTTGATGCAGTTGCAAGAGGTAAATCATCATATGGTGACCCTTCAACAATCAAACACTTTGACGAAGAAACTGTATCAGAAGGTAAGAAGATACAAGACATAGTTCGTAAACACAAAAGAGAACTTCAGAAAGCACAGAGAAGTGGTAACCTAGACCTATCTAAGAAAGCAGAAGACGAACTTAGTAATTGGGCAAGTTCCAATGGTGAGATTCGTGGAGACGATGAAGACGAATTCATTGACTGGTTAGATAGTAACCTTGACGATTTAGTTAAAGGTAAAATCAAAGAAGAAGTTATACAAGAAGAAGTGCCAGAATCATTAAAAAATCAAATCAAACAGGCAGAAGCAAAACTTGCATTCGCAAGAAAGGTTAAGTCTTCTGCATATCAAAGAGGTGATGGTCGGTCATCGCAACAAAGATATAAAAAGAACGTTTGGGATGCTGAAGATAAATTAGAGGCACTCAAAGATAAAGCAGAACGCCTAAGAGAAGAAACAGAGTTAACAGAAAACTACAGAAAACTTGCAAAACATGGTATGGGAACAGAGACACCAAAGTCAATCAAAGTCGGAACAGAGATTGATTATTACCAAAAAGATGGTGCGAAGTACATGGGTAAAGTCACTAAGATGTCAAGACAATCTTATACTGTAAAAGATGACAAGACTAAGAAAGACCACGAGTTCTTCTACCACGACAGAATTAAAGCTGCAAAACTTTTAAAACAAGGTGATAATGTACAAGAAGATAAAAGATATGCATTCATATCAACTATCTTAGAAAAGGCATATGACGAAAATGATGTAAAGAAAGTCCAACAACTTGAAAAGAAATTACAGGGTATGCTTAAAGAAGTAGACAAAACTATGAAAGGTTCAGGTTTATCTGCACCAGCATTCAACAATGTTCGTAGTGGTATTGTAAAAGGTCTTCAATCTATACAGAAATTTTACAAAATTGCAAAGAAATAACATGGAATATAAAAGTTTAGTACAAGTAATTAAAGAACACAATACAGATGATTCTTTAGAAGAGGCAAGAATACCTCAATACAAACCAACTAAGTTTGAAGGTAAAGAGTTTGACAGAAAGAAAGAAATCAAATCTTTAAAGACTATGCAAAAGGCAATTCAAAAAGTTGCAAAGATGCAAGATAGTATGCAGTATACTGCTGAAACAGGTGGAACTTCTAAAACTGGAAATCCAAATGCAATATATCAAGGTCTAGTAGATGCTGAACAGGCAATATTTGCTTACATGGGTGGTATCGAAAGAGGAAACTTTGATGGTGTTATCGACATGGACAGAGACTAATGGATACTGTAGACGGAAGATTTAGAATCTTCAAAGAGAAATTGAAGAAACTGGGATATGCAAAGAAAGATGCAAAAGCAGTCACAGCAGTTATGGAGAAAGTTGCAGACTTTGGAATGATGTCTGATGCTGGAAACAAAAAGGTTGCACGTGCAGTATCACAATCAAAAACTGAAAAGGATTTGAGAGCAAAGTTAAAGAAAATTGCCACTATGGCAAAAGGTAAGTATGCAGAAGCAGATGATGATGACGTAGTAGAGAGAGCAATCCAAGCTATGGGGTCAACTGCAGTAGGGATGCAATTACGTCCTGATGCAAACGTATTAACTCAGTTAGCAGGAATGGAAGACCTCAAAAAAGATGGGGAAATCAGAACTGATGACATGAAAAAAACTAAGGTTAAGTGGGAAGATGCAGTAAAAGTTTATAAGGGATTAATGTCTCTTAAGACACCTATTCGGTCTAAATACTTAAGAATATTACAGAAGGATGCTAAATCTTTCAAAAAGGTCTTCGACGCAGTGTTGAAGGTCTCTAAATAAAAAAAGAGGAAACTAAAATGGCACTATGGGGACATACATCAGGAACAGAATCAAAACCTAATTGGTTAAGTGATGCTGACAAAACAAATACATCTGCAAAACCACACGGATGGGAACTTAAAAAAGTAGTGGGTTCAAGAACATTAACTGAGACATTGGTTGCATGGTCTAGTTCTGCACTTACAACTGCACTTGGTGCTGCTGATATCACTGATATCGACTGGAACATCACTGCATTTGATAAATCAGAAGGTGGAACACTTTCTGTTAAAGCTATCTTTAACGAAGCAGTTGACGTAACTGGAACACCACAATTAACAGTAGTTAATGACCAACGTGCAAACCACGTTCTTTCATATGCAAGTGGTACAGGTACTAATGAACTTACATTTACATTAGCAATTGCAGCTGCAAATGCCGCAACTAATGCTGGTGATGTACTTTCAATTGGTGCTAACGCAGTTGCATTGAATGGTGGAACAATTAAAGATAAAGGTACTTCAACAGTTTCTACAATTACTTCAGTAGCAGGTATAGGAACTGCAGCTGGAACAATTACAGTAGCTGCATAATAGTAATACAGGAAAAATTATGAAAACATTTAAAAACTTTTTGTTTGAAAACTCTCTACATCACCTACAAGGTGCTGGTCTATCTTCATCAACTGTCCCCCATGACATTACAGATGAAGAGGTCAAGATGAAAGTTAATGCAATTTTAGGTCATGCTGCTACTCAAGAGTTCATGAACCCTAAAGCTGCAATTGGTCAGATGGAAGCAAAACTTGGTCAACTGGGTATGGCAAGAAAGAATGCACCTACCCAAAACCAAGAGAATCCAGTAGAAGAAGAGTCTTTTAGTGGAACTGGTGAATTCATGATTGAATTCTCAAGATATGGTGAAACATTTGGTAAGTCAGTGGATACACCACATGACGAATTTGAAAAAGAAGAACAGGTAGTTTCACTTAAGGTGAAATACGAACAACTAGAAACAGGAACATTTAAAGTCTACGGCTCTCTAGTTTAAGTAATTCTTAAACACCTACATACTATTACATTATGAGTCTATTTGATAAAATAACTGCGAAGAATTTTAATGCTTTTGCATTAAAGAATTACGATGACCCTCAGTGTGAAGACATTGAGGATTTTCACGAAGACCTTCGTAGATTCCGATACCTAAAACGTTTACTTCATAGATACCACGAGAGTGGAGAAATGAGGGAACGTCTTATGTTAAACCATCTCATTACTATATTCAATGTATTTGGATTTGATGCATCAATGAGAATGTTAGACTTTAAAATTAAAAACGACAAATATTGGTCATCAATCAAAACAATGTTATTGTATCTAAATTATGTGGAAAACACATGGAGAGACGATACACCATTAGATGTACCACTTGCAAAAAGACTTAAACAGTTATAGTCACGTGCTGGTTTAGCTCAGTAGGTAGAGCAACTGATTTGTAATCAGTAGGTCGTCAGTTCGATTCCGACAATCAGCACCACCTTTCAAAATGCATAAATAGATATATGAGAGTAATAGATACACTAATCGTATTCCGTATTCTAAAGATGTTAACTACACCTTTCAAGAAGACTAAAGCTTATAAGTTTGGGTTTATAGATGACAGGGGTAATAGAATCAAATACATTCCAAATCCCGACAATCCTAATGTAAAAGAAAGGAATGACCCAATTACGTCTGAAGAGAAGAGTTCATTAACACCTCTACATAGATTAGTATTCAACCTCAAAAAGATTATAGAGAAGGTTCCATTCGGTAAGAGTGCATTTGCATCTTACGCTGTTGCACTTCTATTACTTAAAGAGGAGACTGATTTAGATGACGAACAGGGAAGAGAACTATATGAGAAGTTCTACAGATATCTA